ACTGAAAGATTAAATGCTGCTGCAGCTGCAGAACCATACGTCGGAAGGTATTATTCTCAAGACTTTGTAAGAAGAAAATTACTTCGTCAGACTGATGTAGAGATGATGGAAGAAGATAAGTTGATGAAAAAAGAGATTGCAGACGGAACTATACCTGATCCAAATGCACCTGTAGATCCACAAACTGGTCAACCTGTAGATCCAAATTTAGCGTCAGCAGACCTTGGAGCACCTATTACAGAACCAGATTTAGAGTCTGAAGGTAGTGCAACTGAACTACCTAAAGGTGGGGAGATATAAATAAACAAAGGTTCACTTAATTATAATTTAAGAATATGGATGAATTAATGGATTTGCTTTCTGGAAAAGAATCTTCTGCGAATGCTATAAGCGATAAGATCAAAGACATGTTGTTTGCAAAATCTGCAGATAAAATTGATGGATTTAGATCTAATGTTGCTGATAGTGTATTTAACTCAGCAAACGCACCTACTCAAGCTGAAGTAGATGCTGCACCTGAAGTTGAACCTGAAGATGATTATAATCCAGAACCACCTGAAGTTGAAACTCCAGCTGTAGGTGAGGTACCAACAGCATAAATAACTACTAAATGAGACTATAAGCTAATGGCAGTACATAATCCAGTTGGATCCGGTGTTTCTCTTGCAATAGGTACAGGGAGCACATACGTTACATTTAAACAAGAATCTGCAGCAGTGAGAATTCATGCTAAAGGTTCTGATTGTTATGTTGCGATAGGAACTGAACCAACTGTTGCTCTTACTGATTACTATATTCCGCAAGACACAACTGCATTACTTAGTCTTAGTAAGGTTAGATCAAATAGAGTTACTGGTATAACCACAGGTTATAATGAAACCACTATTGATTTTGCTGAAGGAACTGGATCACCATTTGATGTTGGTCAACTAGTTGAACTTCAAGTATTTGGTAATAACCAATTGAGTTTCGGGCCAACTGCTGGTCTTGGAACATTTGCACAACCTGCATATGTAACTAGTATTAATAGTAATCTAGGTCAAGGTGGTTACAATAGTACTCGTATTACAGTTGATGCAGACTTGCAAGGAACAGTTCTTGCATCTACCGGATCAACATTCTCGGATGCTCAGATGTCTAAGGTTGTAAGAGTTGCAATTGGAAAAGGTACAAGTGGCACAGCGTACATTCAACAAATTCAAATTACTCAGGAGGCCTGATGAAACTTATAAGAGAAGAAATCGAATCAGTCGAGTTTCTCGTTGAAAATCGCAACGGTAAAAAGTCGATGTATATCGAGGGTGTTTTCTTACAAGGTAACATCAAAAACCGTAATGGTAGAATGTATCCGATGGAGACACTTCGTAAAGAAGTTGGTCGTTACACTGAGAACCATGTTCAAACAGGACGTGCTCTTGGTGAATTAGGACATCCAGATGGCCCTACTGTAAACCTTGATCGTGTATCACACAAAATCGTTTCTCTAAAAGAAAACGGTTCAAACTTCATTGGTAAGGCAAAGATACTTGGCACACCAATGGGTAAAATTGCATCTTCATTGATTGAGGAAGGTGTAAAACTTGGTGTTTCTTCTCGTGGAATTGGTTCATTAAAACCAACTCGTGAGGGATACAATGTAGTTGGCGAAGACTTTATGTTGGCAACTGCTGCTGATATCGTTGCTGATCCTTCTGCTCCTGACGCATTTGTTGAGGGAATCATGGAAGGAAAGGACTGGATATGGGATGGAGGTATATTGCGTGAGAAGTTCGCAACTAAGACTTATAAGTCTATAAATACCTTAGTAGATCAAAAACAACTTGACGAGAAAAAGTTAGACTTATTTAACGATTTCTTATCAAATATATAAAACTTCTAAATAAAAATAAGTTTAATTACGGAAAACGGAGAACAAACCCAATGTCTAGTGGCAAACAATTACAAGAAATGGATGTAGCATCTGGAATAAAACAGTCCAAGACTGCCGTGAATGCCAACGCTAAACCTGCAGATTCCATGCCAACAATGGCAGATCCCGGAACTCAACTAGGAAGCGTTGAGGATCTCGGAGGCCCTACACCTGATAATTACAAACCAGATAACGATTCAGCAAAGCTGAAGGAACCGGGTTCTACTCTTAAAAAAGTTAAAGACGTAGTTACTAAAGGAGCAAAACCTGCAGAACCAATGAAAGGCATGAAAGAAGAAGAAACTGTTGAGACTGAAGATCAACAAGAAATCGTCGCTGAAACCGAAGAGACTACTGATGAAGTAGTAGCAGAGGAAGAGACTGTAGAAGAAACTCCAATTCCAGACATCGAAGATGATGTCAACGCTCTACTTGGCGGAGAAGAACTCAGTGAAGAGTTCAAGGCAAAAGCTAAGACAATCTTTGAGGCTGCTGTTACTTCTCGTGTCGCAGAAGCAAGAGCAGAAATCGAAGCAGCACACGCAGAAATTATTGAGGAAGAAATTGCTCAAGCAAGAGAAGAACTTTCTGAGCGTGTTGATTCATATCTTGAGTACGTATCTGAAGAGTGGATGACTGAAAACCAACTCGCAGTAGAGCACGGACTTAAGACTGAACTTACAGAATCATTCCTAGCGGGAATGAAAGGTCTTTTTGAAGAACATTATGTAACTATTCCTGACGACAAATATGATGTACTTGAATCTATGGTAGAAAAACTTGATGACATGGAGACCAAACTCAATGAGCAGATTGAGAAGAACATCGGATTAAACAAGAGACTCGGAGAGTCTGTTGCTGATGGCATACTCACAGATGTTTCTGAAGGATTAGCGTCCACTCAGAAAGAGAAGCTCGCTTCACTTGCAGAAAGTGTAGAGTTTGATAGTGAAGAAACATATCGTGAGAAGTTAGAGACACTGAAGGAATCTTATTTCACTTCAAAACCTACTACTTCATCTAAATCAGAAACTCTTTCAGAAGGAGTAGACCATGCTGGTGATGATGTCACTGGTTCAATGGCTGCTTATATGAATACACTTTCTAGATTTAAATAACTGAATTTAATATTAATTCAAACTAAACACTAATCTTTATAGGTAAAAAGCAAATGTTCCAAACAGAACAATTGCAGGAAAAGTGGAAGCCTCTTCTAGAGTATGAAGGTCTTGATCCAATCAAAGACAATCATCGTAAAGCGGTTACTGCCGTCCTGTTAGAAAACCAAGAAAAGTTTTTAAGAGATCAGCAAGCATTTGATCAGTCAGGTTCATTCCTAACTGAGCAACCAACTATGTCAGTTGGTAACACTGGATATCAGTCTGGTGGTAACCAAACACTTGCAGGTTTCGATCCAGTACTAATCAGCTTGATTCGTCGTTCAATGCCTAACTTGGTGGCATACGATCTTGCTGGTGTACAACCAATGAGTGGCCCAACAGGGTTAATCTTTGCAATGAGATCTCGTTACAGTGCTCTCAACGGAAGTGAGACATTCTTCGATGAGGTAGACTCAGCATTCTCAGGTACCAACAAAGGTGGTACATCAACAGAATCTGATGGTGCTGCTGGTATGGGTACAACAGGGCCACAGAGTGGTACAAACCCTGCTGTTCTTAACCCAGTTGGTTCTGCTACATCTACTGCCTACAACGTAGGTCAGGGAATGAATACTGACACTGCTGAAAAGTTAAACACAGGAGATCAAGCGTTTAACCAGATGGCATTCTCAATCGAGAAAGTCACTGTTACAGCGAAGTCTCGTGCGTTAAAGGCAGAGTACAGTCTAGAACTTGCTCAAGACTTGAAAGCAATCCACGGATTGAACGCAGAGGCAGAACTTGCAAACATCCTTTCAACTGAGATACTTGCTGAAATTAACAGAGAAGTTATCAGAACAATCTATAAGGTTGCAGAGCAAGGTGCTGTACAAAACGTTGCACAAGCAGGTGTATTCGACTTAGATATC